CAGTCTCAATTCCACTCTAGATATTCAGGGTGTTAGCACTGAAGCTGGATTGGATAGGGAAACCTATAGATTGATGATGATAGGATCTGGGCTATTCTTGCTTATGTCCTACAGTAATAACACTCTCATAGCCGTATTTGCTATTGTGGCGTACATAGTTGATAGAAATAAATATTTACTACTTGCGTATTTACACAAAGATTTCTTTTCGTACCCTTATCGTATGATTACTCATAGAGTAAATCAGAGTGTTACAACAATATCATCACATTTTAGCAACATTGTGACATCAAAGTTCTCACTGGGCCTTATTACGGGCGTTTCTGCAGCAATATTGAGTTTTGTTTTTTATGCTAGACAATGCAGGAATGCACACACTGAAGCCACAATCATTGATGAATTATCAGCATGCGAACAAGCTGCTGAATGTGGGAGATCGTATCCGCGTGTTCCAGTTGCTAACCATTCCGTATGGAATAGAGTTTATAACCAATTTGTTCCCTTGCATAAGGGAGGATTCTCTGATAGCAGGTTAAACATAGATTCAAACATTCGCTATATTCAAATTTTTAAAGAGAATATTAACGGCAATTCGGTTGTTGGAAGAACTTACGGATTTGGAATAGCTCAGGATATTATGATAATGAATAGACATGCATTGGGGAAAGATCTTTCAACCACTCGGATATCGGTATGCAAGACAAGAGAACGAGATATATATGGAGTTCAATTTAACATGAAAGATCTCGAATACGTGGTTGATAACAATGATATGCTCATGCTTAGACATCCTTCGCTTAGATTCAAGGACAGACTTAAGCATTTTGCATCCGATAAGGCAATATTGGCGAGTAATGCTCCTTTGAGCATAGATGGATACAACACAAGATTAATTTCTTTAGACTATGATGTGTCTGTAGCTGATGCTGATTTCGGGAAGATCGTGTACGAAAAAATTATTAAGTACAATTGGAAAGATCATGCACCTGGTTCTTGTGGAATGCCTTTATTGGCCCACATTGGCAACGGTCAGTCCATAGTTGGGATACATTGTGCGGGACAAACAACATCCGCACTATCGTTCGCCATACCTATCACTAGGGAGAAATTGGATGATATGATCCTGAAACTCAACACTAAATGCTTTTTTCCTGAAGCAATAAGTGAATGTGAGACCTTCCCCATAGAGCTAGGTGAACCAGGCAGAAAGAGCGTCATAAGATATGAACATTTGCCATATACAGAATACCAGGGAACAATACCTGGATTTGTTTTGGCAACGAATAAATCGAAATTAATTAAGACGCCACTGGCACCCCATTTGGATGAGTTATTTTTCGATCATGACATTAAGCTTCCTTCTGAAGAATATGGTCGTCCTATGATGATGGCCACCAACAATAAGGAATATATATCCCCTATTAATAATCAATTTAGGAAGATGGATCATAACACGCGAACGTTAAATAGCAGACTCTCTAAGAGGGTAGGAGATTTGATATTGTCCCACCTTAAGGAAAATTTGCCCGATATCAAAGGGAAATTAAAACCCCTTACTGTAGAAGTAGCTATTAATGGTGATGAAGATGACGCATTCCTTAAGCGAATGTCAGCATCAAAGTCCGCAGGATTTGGATGGCCTGGGAAAAAAGATAAATACATACCTTTAGACCCAGACGTCACTGATATGGTAAAACGCATGCCTACTGTAGAATTGCAGAAAGCCATACATAGGTTACATGAATGCTATGATGGCGGATATAGCGCGTCCATTATCAATTCAGGCAAGCTGAAAGATGAGCCACGTCTGATTGAAAAGTGCAGGAAAGGCAAAACTCGAATGTTTTTTGTTTCTCCTATAGAATCGATCATCTTTGCCCGAATGTATTTAGCTCCCTTTTATACTTTGATGGTAGAGAGAGGGCACGTTTTTGGTACTGCTATAGGCATTAACGCACATCAAGATTTTGATACATTGGCGCGTGAATTGTTGAATTTCTCTCCGAACTATATGGAAGGAGATTATGAAGGATATGATACAAAAACGCCATTTGACATTAAAATAATTGCTGTGTATATTATCGTGAGCTTCTTAGAATATGCGGGGTATAGTAAATACGCAATTAAGATGGTTAGATCATTTTTGTATGACAATCTCTTTGTATTAATTGAGGTGCTTAATGATGTGTTCCGATTCCTAGGGTTACAACCCAGTGGGAAGTTCGGGACAGCGGAGGACAATTCACTAGTAGGTTTAATTATGTTAGTGTATGCCTATATGCACATTACTAACAAGGATGATTTCTTTTCCAAAGTTTTTGTCCGTACGTACGGTGATGATGTAATAGCAGCTGTGAAGGATGACTTGGTTAGCGTTTTTAACAATAACGTTTACCAAGTGTTTTGTAAGGAACATTATGGAATGAATTTTACTTCAGCGTCTAAGGACATGGTTATGACAGACTTTGTAAAGTTTGAGGAATTATCGTTCCTTAAGAGAAGGTTTGTGTATAATCCGAAGTTTAATAAGTATATGGGAGTTTTAGATCATAACTCCTTATACAAATCCTTACAGTGGGCTCTCCCGTCTAACTTTGTTACGATGGAAGAGCAAATGATCAGTACGTGTGAATCATTTCTGTATGAGGCTTTTTTCCACATTAATGCTAAGAATTATTATGGAGTACGGTTACGATTACAAGAAATATTGATTAATACGTATGAAGGATGTGATCCCTCCTCGTTACCAACGTACGAGAAAATCCGAGGTATATTGGAATGGGATTACGTGGATGACACCGTTGCAGAAGAAGACGGGCATTTCACATTAGGTGGCGTGGCTGGTCCACATAACTTAATCTCATCACCCTCCACTTTAAAAACGGGGAATGAGAATCTTCTAACTGAGGGGGGTTTAGGATGGCCCCTCATTAGTATATCAAGTCCGAACAATATAATTACAGAAGAAGAGAAGGAGAGATTAGTAAACTCTCCATATTATGGAATCCCAATAATGGATATTATGAGGAATCCAAGATTAAGTGGGACATTAAATTCAATGCCTGCTTTTAAGGAATACCGGAAATTGATGGAGCGTGAAATTTTGTCGCGAATCAAAATTAAACCCAAATTCGTGCACAATAGATATGTTACAGAATCTGGTATTGAACCGTCCACCATGTCAACTGGATTGTTGGATAAAAACAAACAGAACATACATGAGAATTTGGATGATAATGCCGGAGAACAGAACGTTTCAGTTTCTGTCGGCGAGTCCACGCCAGATAAGGCAGGACAAGATGAGGTAAAGGAGCCCAATGGCTTCTTAAGCCGGCCTGTAGAGGTCGGCAATTTCATCGTTGATCCTATCACATTTAGCTCATTTTTTACTGAGTTTCGTGTGTGGGATATAGTATCATCCGAACCCACGGTGAGATCAAAATTAAGGAATTGGGCTTATTTAAGAGCCGACATGTTAGCTACCATTACTATTTCTGCTAGTCCTTTTGTGGCTGGCAAAGTTTTGGTAGTGTACGTGCCATATCCATTGAGAAATGATCCACTAAAGGCACTACTACAGAGAATATCTGTGGATCCTGTGAATTATAGGCCATTACTACTAACGTATTTGTCTTCATTTCCGGGAGCTAAGGTTATGGACGTTAAAGACAATCAACCTCTTACTTTGGAGATTCCTTTTATATCGCCAAAGCCGATGTTTAGACTGTTCGATTCATCGTCTACTGTTATGACAGCAGTTACTCCGTATGCAGATATGGAAAACGCAGGGTCAATATACTTGATGAATGTAGGCGATTTTTCAGCAGTTACAACAAATCCGTCAGATGTTTCATTCTTCCTTTATGCTTCATTCACTAATGTTAAATTAGGAACATTGACCGCGACTCAGTTAGATATTACAACCGAGTCAGGTATTGAGAAGAAGAAAGAGGAAGCTAAAACTTCTGAAGAGGATGTGGGACCGATCCAAAAGATTGCTTCTGCATCCGCTGCCATTTTTACCAGAGCATCAGCATTTCCAGTTCTAGAACCTTTCACGGTTCCGGCTGCGCTGTTTGCAGGTTCTGTGGCTTCTATTGCGTCCGTTTTTGGATGGAGTAGACCCATAATGACCAAAGAGGTAGAAATTATTAAGAGAGTTC